CGCTGATACCAGCAGCTGTGTTTGGAATATTAAATGTAAATGTACCAGCACTTAATCTTGTAACTGTAACCAATTCACCTTGTTGAAAATTACCTGTTGCAGGATCTAAATGTATTTTATTTACTTGAGCGTTAATTCTAAAAATTGTACCTGTAGCACCTGATGTACCTCCAACAAGTGTTTGACCTATTGCAAATTCTGAAGCACCTGCACCACTTACAGTTAATGGGTTATAATTGATTGTAATACCTCTTGATTGTAGAATAACAGGAACTTCTGCCGCTAATTCGCCTTCTGCAACAATACCTTCTTCTCCATAAGCAGAAGAACAGTTTAGTCCTCGTAAGAAACCACCACCTGAAGTATAGAAAGATTTTTCACAATAATATGTAAATACAGAAACCATTTCACCTCGGCCTCCGTTTGATGCCCATACTCCGATACCGTCCGAGTTAATTTGTGTAAAGTCGTTTGCAAGAATTGACCTATTGCTTGTAGCGGATGCGTGTAGTAATCCGTCAATTTTAATACCTACAGCGTTATCATTAAATGAAGTACAGTTTTGTATATACGGCGATGTATTTGTAATTAATTCTTCAGGATCTAAAGATACTATAACAGCACCGTGGCCGCCTGTATAAGTGGCAGAACTGTGTGTTTGAAGTCCTGTAAATCCTCTAAATGCAAAATATTCAACGTTAGCACCGTTAGCACATAAAAATACATAACCAGCATTATTGTTTTCTAAAGCTGTAACTGTTAAAACTAAATTATCGCTAGATCCTACATTAATTCCAGAAAATGTTATAGTATCATTAACAGCATAATTATAACCTCCGTGCATTACCTCTATAGTAGGATTTGAAGAACCATCTTGCACAACGTGTATTCTCATACCGGCACCAGAACCGCTAGTGCTAGTTTGACTCACATATGTATAGGTGCCAGCAATTTTGCCTGTTACTCCGCCTGACGTTCTTGTAACAGTAGCAATAGTAGATGATGAACCTGCAGATGGTCTAATTTCTGTTGATCTTAAACTATCTCCTCTTACAGTAACAAAAGGAGGAATACGTAAAGGTGTTTGTTCTCTATAAGAGCCGTTTCTTACGTATAAAACATCTCCTGCGTTTACAGACTTAACATTAAAAGTAATATTTGTTGTAGGTGTTCCTCCTAATTGTGCCGAACTAATTGTTATTGTATTGCCTACTGTATAATTTTTTCCACCATTTGTAATATCTATAATAGGCGTAGAAGAACCATCAGTAGTTATTCTTGCTGTAAATCCTGTTCCCGACCCTCCTGAACCTGTTACATCAAACGTTCCTCCAAAACCTCCTATACCACCTGTTATTGTATCTATATCTGTTACATCACCTCTACCTGTTTGAGTTAAAGCGTATGCAATTGTTTTAAAAGGTAATAATTCTGTTCCTGGATTTGAGTTATCTCCATCATTAGCAACATATAATACACTTCTATTTGTAGGATTTTTCCAAACAGGTTCTAAACCATTTGAAGTTAATTGTGAACCTGCAACTCCTATTGGTAGACGAGCAGCAGATGAGGCATCTCTATATTGTATATCTCCTCTTGTTGTTAAAACGGCACTTTGATCTCCTTCAGCTAATAAACTCCATTTTGTAGCATCTGAACCGGGAGTTACATTTGAAATACTATGTTCAAGAGCAACATAAGAACTTGATGCTCGTGTTACAACATCGCCTTTAAAATAAGAAGTAAATGTTGCGTATTCTCCTCTAAAATTAAAACCTTCGTTTATAACTGTCCATTTTGCAGGAGTTGTTGCTGGAGATTGTCCAGCAGAAGTATCTTCTACACAAACATATGCCCAACCTCCAAAATTTACTGTATCTCCTGTTTTATACTCAGCAATATTTGAAAAATCGCCTAGTGCTCTAAATCCAGGAACAACTAAATCCCAGTTTGCACCTGAAGCTACAGGCGCTGCTTGGCCTGCTGCAACTTCTTGAGCGGCTACGTAGGCATATCCTCCATAAGTTACTATATCACCTTTTTCATATGCTGTGCCTGAACTCCAAGAATCTTCAAATTGTAATCCTTCTGTATATGCACTAAAATTACTTTCATTAAAAGATGAAGCACTTGCTGATGAAGTGTGAGCAGTTGTACAAATATATAAACTGCCGCCGTATTTAACTACGTCATTTACTTTGTAATAAGTGCTTGTTGCATAGGCGCCTTTATAATCTGTAGCATCGATATATAATTCAAAATTAGCAGCGTTTAATATTGCTACACCACTAACGGCCGCAGCTGATGTGTGTTGAGTTGTACAACGAAATTGTCTAGCACCATATTTTACTACGTCATTTAATTTGTAATGTGTAGAGGCTGCATAAGTGCCTTTAAAGAAAAGAGATTCAGCTTGTAATGACCATTTACCAGCAGATAAATCTGTATAAAATCCTGGACTGGTAGATTGTGAAGTATGGTTAACTATACAAACGTAGGTATTACCACCATATTTTACTACGTCATCTAATAGAAATCCTGTCGAAGTAGACCAGTCACCTCGCCATTTAAATTTAATCCTACCTAGTTTAAAATCTGCCATTGAGAAACCTTAATTTATTCTACTATTTATAATCATTTTAATCTAACTTCTCCAACTTGTTGAATTTACTGTTTGTGTACTCTCAAAAGTACTAAAATCATCAGTTACAATACTTGTTAAAGATTTAGCAAAATTCTCTCTTTTTACAAAGTAACCATCACTATCTATAAAATAAGTAGCATCTCCATCTTCAAATACGTACTGGTAATAAAAATCTGATGGATTTGCTTGTGTAGTTTTATCTATTTTACCCACGGCCACTTGTGCGCTAGTTGGTGGAGCTATTTTAAATGTAACAGTAGGGCTTGTGTAACTATATGTATTGTCTAATTCTTGTATATTACCATTCACAAAAACTGCAATTCTTGTACCATCTAATACAGGTGCTGACAATGTAAATGCAGTCGTAGAACCATTTCCTGTAAAAATTTCTGTTTGGCCGGCTTGTAATTTAATTGTATCTTCTACGTAATTTTCATTTGTAGGTAATTGTCTGTTACCATTTTTATCTGTAGGATTACCAGCATCAAAATCAATTGATACGTTTTGATTTTTATTAACTTTTGTATAATATAACATTCCTTCTGCTGTGCGTCTAATAGCGTGAAAAGTTTCTGTTGTTTGAATGGAACGTTCTGGTACTACATATCCTAATTTAGCCATTAACTAATCTCCAATATACTTGCAAAGGCTTCAACTTCTGGTGAAGATGAATCTTCGTTTGGTTCTGCTACAATTCTAATTATATCGTTTGCTTCTAAGTTAATAGGTTTGTCCATTATTAAAGTATTACTTACATCTATTTCTAAAGATTTTCCTATATGATAAAAAGTTGTACCACCATCTGTAGTAACTTTTACATCAACGTTGGCCACATTTGTAGAACTTTTATTTGAAATGTATAAAGCGTGAATAACGGCCACTGTAGCTGATGGACAAGTGTAAAAATTTGCACTTGCATTATCAGAAGTAACGATTGTCATACCTGCATTTTTAAAAGAACTAGCCATTTTTTATATATTATCCTCCGAACACTATAGAGTATGCTAAAGCATCTCCATCCATCGCCACTGTACCTGATTGATTTGGTAAAGTGATTGTTCGATCTGATGTAGGTTCTGCTACAGTTAAAGTTGTTTCAAAAGCATTTTCAACAAGTCCTTCAAAAACTAAATTTGAACCGTTAAGTGTAATATTGTTTGTTGTAACTCCACTAATATCTGTAACGCCTTGAAGATTGACCGCACCGGCACCTCCAACTTCTTTTACAATACCACTCGCATCTTTGGTATAAAACTTACCATCAGGAATATTTAATACCAATTCTCCTAATTCAATATTACCTGCTGTAGGTATTGATGCTGGAACGAGTGAACGTCTAGGTTTAATTACTGTTATTACAGGCATAATTTAATTATTTTCTCAAAATGTTTTTTATTTTATCTGTAAATTTGTAATTTAATCTTTCGTCTTTTTTACCAATACTGTATCCGATTATAAATGAACCGGCCATAACTGTAAGTATTGCTAGAATATGCCAAGCTAAAAATGCCATTAATATGTTCCTCCGTCTATTGTTGTTACAGCTACTGAACCACTTGTAACTGTAAAGTTTGCTGTAGGAAAATTAGCCACACCTATATTTGATGATGTTGCTAATTCTCCTGATATTGTAATTCTGTTTTGTGATATAGATGTATTTACTCCTTCGCCTGCTAAAAATTCTAAAGTATCTTCTAAGAAAACTTGACCTAATGTTGAAGACTCGTCTGATAATCTTATAAAAGGATTTGCAAGTTTATTTCTTGTAATAGAACCTGCTAACATAGCATTTGTAACACCTAATGCTTTTACTCTTAAATTATCAGCACTTACTTCAATAGAAGAATTATCTACGTTTACGTCTAATTGATTGCCTGTTTTTGATAACGCTTCTCCTGCTACGATTTGTCCTGCACCTGAAAATTGTTCAAATAAGATTGGACTTGTACCTATAGAAGTTGTTACTTCTGTTTGTACATAACCATTACCACCATTTAAAGTTCCTTCTGATACAAATAAAAAGTCTCCTGAAGCTATTTCAGTAGTTGTATCAAAATCTAAAGCTCTTGTAAAAACTGTAGATGATGTTCTAATATAGATACCATTATGTGCTGTGTTTGCTTGATTTTTTATTA